ACGCGATGACACCACGCAGACAGATACATAAATATATTTATACAAAACTTGGTCAGATGTACCCCATAACATTACACGCCATGGAAAATTCCTATCTGGCATATATTAAAGGATCAGAATGGATTGAGGCAGAAAAACGATTTGAAGATTTTAAAGCACACCCGGAAAAATACCGGATCAATGGAACTGGTGAGTATGTTACCGCAGAGGAGTCATGATGAAATACGCATTTACAGTTACCGCTAGCAGCGGTTATATGTTTGGTATTAATTCTACCATTAATGCATGCAAGCACTTCGGTAACAATGCTGATTTCTATATAGCATATCATCCTTCAGTAACAAAGGAAGTCCGTGATTCTTATAAAGATGCATTTCCTTTTAAAGTAGAATTCTTGCCAATGGAAGAATTTGGAAATGATTTTTTTGCTTCAAAATATGCGTTGGTTGATTTAATAAAAGATAAGTATGAAGCAGTATGTGTTTTAGATGGGGATCAGTTTATATGTTCAAATGTAAATGGATATTTTAAACTTGCAGAGGAAGGAAAGTTTATAAATGAAACATGGAGAATAAAATCAGATTATCCAATTTCTATTAAATATTCCATACCTTTCGGCCGGCCAAATGATTTAGTAAGTTTTTTTAACTCCCATCTAGCTGATCTTGCGGTTTTCTTTAGTCCAAAGCATTATCCTAATTTCGCTACTGATTGGTATAAACAAACTATGGAAGGTGGTGGTGAACGCAATCATCCATTTGTAGTAATGAACAGGTTAATATGCAGAGATGTATTGCCGGATAACTTAATAGAATTATTTTCTGACCTATGGCTATTTGACAGTATTTATTGGCAAGAGAACCTAAAAAGAGAAACAGATAAATTAATTGATACAAAAGGAAGATGTTTAAACGCTATTCATAATCGCTGGTGGCAATTAGGCCGCGCTGAATCAGAATTAATCAATAGCTTAAAATGTAATAATATTCCACAATCATTAATTGGTGAACACAATATGAATTTAATTAAAGAATATATGGAATATTTTAATGATATGACACCGCAAACAAGAAATAATGATTACCTAAAAGGTAGAATAACTATTGATAGAGGAGGTAAATGATGAAATCAGATTACTGTATAGTTGTAAGTGCATGTAAAAAATATATTCCGGAATTAACAGCATTACTTTCTTCATTAAATGCTATAAATAATAAAGAAGATGTTTTTGTTATAGGTTATCAATTGCCTAAAGAGTTTATAGAGCAATTTTCTAAACTTTCCTATAAAGTTACCTTATATGATATTCCTGAAGAAGAAGCAAGACAATTTGGCGGTGAAAGTGAAATACTTTGTAGAAAAAGATATTGGTATTTAGCTGAATGGGGAAAAGAATATAAAGCGGCACTTTTATTGGATTCAGATATGGTATTTGTAAGGGGTGTAACTAATTTTTTTGAAATCGCTGAAAAGACTAATTTAATATTAGGAGTAACTTTAGAACAAAAAAATGTTTATGGAACAGATGCTGATGGACATAATCATCAAAGAGTTCAGGGAGAACATATTGTTAAGACACCAACATGGAATGCTAAAGATATTTGTTGCACGCCCATGTTTATCAACGCTAAAATTTATGAAAACCAATTGAAAAAAGCATGGACTATTTTTGCTGAAGGATGGCCAAATACTAATTTTAAAGCTCCAGACCAACAAGCATTGAATATGATATTGGTTGCAGAAGAATTAACGAATAAAGTTATACTTTTACCTAATATGTGTTGGGTTTCTAGCAACGAAAAACTTTGTAAGCCCTACACTAGGGTTACAACTCAACGAGATGGACTTCTTTGGACTGAATCAGGAGAACCTATATTTATTATACATGGAAGATATTATACAAAAAAATGGCGCAGGCAACAACTAAGAAACCGACATCATTGTGCGGAAGGATACCTTAAAGCAACAGAATGTTCCGATAATATGGCTGAAGGAGCAATGAACTGTTTATATGAATTTTTTAAGAAAAATTTAAATAGTATTATTGAAATTGATACAACTAAGGCTTATACAGTTGATGGTTATCCAGATCGTGTTCTAGATGAAACTGGAGAGGTAATAGTGTAAATGAAATTATTTATGTTTAATAGTTCTAAGAAGTTTAAATCTACATTCATTAGAGCATGTGTTATGTTTGCACCTTCTTTGTCTAGATGGACAAAGTCTGAATACTTTTCCACAAACAAAACAGTTAGTTTTATTAGGATGATGATTATAGAGAGGATTATGAATTTTTCTATGTTCTTTTTTAGTAATAAGTTTAAGATTCTCAATTCTATTGTCATCTTTGATACCATTAATGTGGTGTGTTTGTTCTTCTGGGGTAAGATATCTTCCAAGTTTCTTTTCCATTACAATGCGATGTTCCATAACATAACCACGTATTTGCGCGAATGGATGTTCAGGTTTGTAAACAACAATATAACCTGTAAGAGTTTTTCGTCTACCACCTTTCCATCTAGGATTATTTTCTCCGAGCAAATATTTATGCCTATCTATCCAATGGCATTTTTGAGAACAATAATGGTATTTATTTCTTTTTATTCGATATGGACTTGTGTGAAAAAGTTTTTTACAAGTACGACATTTAGTTTTAATCATAGTATTATTTTATAAGATAACGAATGAAAAGTCAAGTCTTATTATGGTTATTAACAACATTAATTATACTTTTGGGAATATTTAGGGCATGTTTAGGATTCAATGAACCTTGGGTATTAAAATTAAAGGATTTAAAACCTAAACATCCTAATGATAAATAAAAGTTCCAAGCATCATTAATTTGATTTAGCTCTGAAAATATGCTATACTAACATTAATTGGAGGTCAAATAAATTGTCCAAGTTTGTTACGATTAATTTTGCTGTATTTACATTTTTTAGAACAATAATGATTTTTTACAAACTTGGACTCTTTATATCTTATTATTTCTTTATTACATATCGCGCATTTATATTTTTGTTTTCCAGTATTTACTTTTCTATATTTTTTAATTCTAGGAAGTTTTATTCTACACTCCACAGAACATACTTGTCGCCTGCCTATTTTTTCTTGAGAAGGATTGCGTTTAATGATTTTTCCACACATATAACAAGTTATTGTATGCCCACCATGATTACGGCCAGTAGAATGGAATCTATCATGTTTATATTTAATAAGCAATTCCAAATTTTCTATTCTATTATCTTGTTTATTTTCAATAGAACCAATAGGATATTTAATTCCTTTATGATGCACAACTTCATTTTTCTTAAGAGGTCTATTGATATGTTGTTCTATTATATACCTATGTTCAAGGATATAATTTTGTATGGCTTCTGGATGGTTAGGTTTATAGATAAGAATATATCCAGCAGTATTTATTCTAACTTTTTTAATTCTGCTAAGACCAAAGCAAGTAGAAGAACAAAAATGTTTTTTGCTTCTTTTATATCTAGAATTGGTAGTTTGGAATATTTTATGACAAATCATACAAATTGTTTTCATGAAAGGATTATACCATGTCTATATCATCCATGCAAGTAAAATCTGAACTATATGAGCCAGAAAAACAAAGTATAAAACTTGCTCAAAAGTTAAGAGAAGGTAACTATAAAAAAATTGTATTGGTATCATGGCATGGCGCGGGTGATCAATGCATGCTTCGGGCTCCTATTAAAAAATTAAGAGAAATGTTTCCTGATATAGTAATTGATGTAGCAGTTTGCAAAGGACTTGATCAAAAGTTTATCATACCAGAAGCTATTGAAGTGGGGGGTGATTGGAGGGAAACATTACAGAAAGAATACAATTTGGTTGTGCAAATGAATATGCCGGTAGAAAGACTTGAAGATTTAACTATGACAAAAGCAGAGGTATGTTGTGAAAAAGAATTGGGTATTCCTTTAACTTCAGGGCATGTTGCTATTAAATCTAAAAAATTAGTAGGAGTCCATTTTCATAACACATCCGTAAGCTGGCTTGCTAATACTGATGAACCGATAGCAAAAAAGATATGGCAAGAAATTATTGATGCAGGATGTGTCCCGATAGAAACTTTATTCCAACATGCTTTTTACAATGATACAAGCAAAAAATTTGATTTTGTGGATAATCATGTGAGGAATTGGCCGGCGCGACTTGATACACTTATTGCATTATTAAGTCATTGTGATTTCTTTATCGGTGCAGTCTCGGGCAACTTCCATTTAGCGTTAAGCATTTTACCATATACGAAAGTATGCTTATTAGAAAAAGATTTAAAAGCACCACATTTTACTAAACTTGGTATTAAACGAATTAATGTAAAAGAGTATCAAGACGGAGTAATTAAGCAGTGGTTAGCAACATTATAAATTAAGGTTTTCTATTAACCATAAAATAGCCAAGATTATCTGAATGAGATGATTTTGGCTGTTTTAATTGAAGGAGGATAATAATATGTCATTAGCCTCAACAACAGTCTGGGAAGTTCGCACTACGGGAGCGGCTACGAATGGCGGCGGTTTTGATTCTGCTCTTGGCGGCACAGATTATTCTCAACAGGATATCGCACAACTTTCACTTACCGACGTAACTTGTCTTTTAGAAGATACGACTATTACTTCTGTTACAGGTGGTTTTACCGACGCAATGAAAGGAAATATCATCTATATTGCTTCTGGCACTAACTTTGATGTTGGATATTATGAAATTGCGTCAGTTACTGATACCAACAACGCAGTATTGGATAGGACACCCTGTTCTGGTGGAATAGGGGCATTGGGGAATATAAAAGTCGGTGGTGCGGTTGACCATCCATATAGAGTGGGATTTGTTTTTATTGAAGACATAACCGCAAAAATGTGGATAAAGAAAGGAATTTACACATATATAGCTGGAAGTTATGTCTTAGATGCACAGAGTATTAAATCTATTGAAGGATATAACGCAACAAGAGGCGATAAGCCTATAGTAGAAACAGATATGCCAAGGATTAACGGCGATAGCACCGCTGCAAGGGGAATCGGGCTCTCTACTGGTGGTTCTATGATAGAAAGTTGCGCTGTATACGGATGCACACAATTTGGCATTTATGCATCATATACAACGGTGATAAATTGTATAGCGCATGATAATGGAATATGGGGAATAGGCGTAGAGCTTGGGGTGATAGTAAATTGCGTAGCGTATAATAACGGAAGTGGCATAGTGATAGGAGATGTAACAGTAATGAATTGTGTAGCTTATGGTAATACTTATGGTGGTATTGAGGGAAGCTATACTTATGCATTAATTAATTGTATAGCGTATAATAACGGAAATGGCATAGCCTGTAGTTATAATGATAATTCTGGTGGTATGGTAATAAACTGCATAGCATACAACAATACCAGTGAGGGGTTCCTCGCAACATACCCACCAGCTTATTTCGACTACAACTGTTACTACGGCAATGGAACAAATCTATCAGGTATCACCGCAGGCTCTCACGATGTCAATGCCGACCCATTGTTTATTGACGCAGCAGGACTTGATTTTAGATTACAAAATGGAAGTCCTTGTATTGATGCTGGAATGAATATGATATTTCCACTTCCTTCCAGCAGTTCAAGTTCTTCCAGTAGCTCGAGCAGTTCATTAAGTTCTAGTAGTTCTAGTAGTTCTAGTAGTTCTAGTAGTTAAACTGCATAAAAAATAGATATGAATATAGGCGTTTGGCAAACAGGTGGTTGGAATATAGGAGTATGGCAAGAAGAAGTTACTAGTTCTTCTTCTAGCTCTTCAAGCAGTTCATTAAGCTCAAGCAGTTCCAGCAGTTCTAGCAATTCATTAAGCTCAAGCAGCTCTAGCTCTTCAAGCAATTCATTAAGTTCAAGCAGTTCCAGTTCATCCAGTAGCTCAAGCAGTTCCAGCTCTTCGAGCAGCTCATTAAGCTCAAGCAGTTCCAGTTCTTCAAGCAGTTCGAGCAGTTCAAGCAGTTCATTCAGTTCTAGTAGTTCTAGCAGTTCTAGCAGTTCTAGCAGTTCGAGCAGTTCATTCAGTTCTAGCAGTTCCAGTTCTTCGAGCAGTTCAAGCAGTTCAAGCAGTTCAAGCAGTTCAAGCAGTTCATTCAGTTCTAGTAGTTCCAGTTCTTCGAGTAGTTCGAGCAGTTCGAGCAGTTCGAGCAGTTCTAGTTCTTCGAGTAGTTCGGCCTCATCATTACCTGCATTAAATGAATTTAAAGATGATACATATAATTATAAATTTAATAATGATACAGATAATTATAAATTTAGTAATGATACAGATAATTATAAATTTAAGGAGGTATAAATGCCAAATATAAAACATGAGTATTATGTAGCAGATGATGTAACATTTAGAGGATCATTTGAAATTGATGGCGTAGCGCAGGCGCCGGACACAGGAAGTGCTAAAGTTCAAATATGGAAAGTAGGCTCTACAACAGCGGTATTAACTGAAACTGCTGCGACAATAGCTACAACGCAGATACGCTACAAATATACTCCTTTGATAGTAGGATCATTTTCATTATTTTTCTACGCAACATTTAATTCCGGCGCGGATAAGCGTACAGGTGTAATTGAGTTCTTAGTTAAAAAGAAAGAGGCCCATTAATGGTGAACCCAAAATCATTAGAGAATTTGAAACTTCCTAAAGTAAGAAAAGAAGGACATGGATACCGGTATTCTTTACCGCAAGATAAAATAGACGCACTATTTACTAATATGGCTGAAGGTATGTCATTAAAGAAAGCTGCTAAAGAATGTGGTATATGTTTTGAAACCGCAAGAAAGTATTTTCGGCAAGGAGATGAAAAAAGGGGTATTAAACCTCTGCAATGGCGCCTTACGATTTTTCAAGATAAAATATCAGAGAAATTCAATGTTTTACTTGAAGAACGCAGGATGGAGATGCTTGAAACAGTAAGATCAACATTAACGCATATAAAAGGAAGCATAGAAGCAAAAATATGTAAATGCTGTTCCGGTGAAGGGGTGCAGTCTGGTAATGATGGAATTAAAATTCAATGCCCAGTATGTAAAGGTGAAGGTAAATTAATCAGCGCATTAATGTCTAAATCCAGTTTAAAGGACTTGGAACGGTTAATGCGTTTAGAAGTTTTCCTTTTAGGCGGTGTAATGCAGAAAGAACATGAAAAGAAGTTCCTATCAGCGGAGGATTGCAGTGGAGATAATCAAGAAGGTACAGAGAGTAGATTGGCGTAAGGAAATAGAGAAACGCAGTCCTTCTGAAGCGAAACAATGGCAGATTAAAGAATACCGCCGTTGTGCTGAAGATAAAATCTATTGGTTTAATAATTATGTTTGGACAATAGATACGCGTAGAAATCCGTCAATTATTCCTTTCTCTTTATGGCCGCATCAAGAAAGACTGCTGAACCAATTAGATAAATACCAGGATTTATTCATTGATAAGTCCAGGGATATGGGTATATCCTGGACTACTATGGCTTGGGAATTACATCAATGTTGCTATACTAAAGGTTTTACCGCGCTTAATTTATCAAGGAAAGAATCGGAAGTGCAGGATTCCGGAAATACATTCCACGCTTTACACGGCAGGTTATTGTTCATATATTCTAGATTACCTGATTTTTTAAGGCCAAGGATACATAATCCATTCCTGATATTCGGTGTTCCTTCGATGAATTCAGTAATTAAGGGCGAATCGGCAAACCCGCGGGCAGGGAGGGATACGCAGTATAAATTCATTTTTGTTGATGAGGCGGCGCATATTGAATGTTTAGATGAGATGTGGAAAGGTTTGCGTAATGCCTCAAACACAATCTGCCTTAATTCCACTCCGCCTGGAGAAAGCGTGAATAATAAGTTTGCGGAAATCAGGGAAATCGCTGATTCAGGTTTTGTTAAAATGCACTTCCACTGGAAAGAACACCCTGAAAAAAATGATGAGTGGTTTAAGAAAAAAACCGCATCAATGAACGAAGAGGAGATAGCGCAAGAACTTGAGATTGGCTACGATAAAGCAAAAACAAACCGCTCTTATGTTGAGTATGATGACGGAATTCATTTATTAGGGCATAAGGTCTATCTTAATCCTAAATCAAAATTATATTGTTTTATGGATTTTGGGCTTGAGGGTGAGGTATTTGTGTTTGCCCAAAAAGATTATGAAGACAGGTTATTTATAATTTATTACAAGATTTTCTTTAATAAACTTACACCTGAATTATACCAGGAATTTATTAAATGCCTGGATGCTTTAGGTTATACCGGTGAAATAAAAGAAATAGAATTCATCGGTGATAAATCAGGAAATAAAAGAAGCCGGATTACCGCTACAAGCGTAATTGACGACTATAAAACCGCTTCTAATGGGCAGATTGACATAAAAACCAGGGAACTCTCTAATGATGAAAAAATGAAATGTATGAAAGCCTGTTTAAAAAGATATATCGGTGGAAGGCCGCAATTCAATATTTCTAATGAGCCTACCTGTTTGGAATTGGCGAAATGTTTTAAGAACGCATCATTGAATAAAACCGGAGCAGACCATATTGATAATAAATATACCCACGCTGTTAATGCTGTTGAGTATGGCATAAATTATTTATTCCCGAAAACAAGAGCCGCAGGTATAGTATTAGGCATAGACCCCGGTCAAGATATACTTGATAGGGATGGTAAAATAGAAAGAACAATCGAATCTAATATATCCAGAGCCGCTTCCGCTGCCGCAGTTATCGGCAGCCGGCGGATAGAGAGACGAAGTCTAATAGGAGGTTAATATGAGAAAGAGAAAAGCAGTTCTAGTCCAAGAGCCATCTGAAAAAATACAGAGTTTCAGTGAGAAAGCGAGAAGGTCAATAGAGGTAATGCAAAGAGTAGCTGAGGCATACCCGATGGTCGGCGGCGCAGGCGGCGAAGATTCTGCATGGCGTTCCCTGACATCAAGCAGTGATAGGGATTTAAATCAGCTCACGCAACGCAGGATGCAGGATATTGCGTTTTATCTTTATGATTCAAACCCTATGGCTAAACGGATTGTTGAAATAATCAGGGATTTTGTGGTTGGTGATGGATTTACTTATTCTGCGGAAGATCCTAATGTTAAAGAAGTAATAGATGAATTTTGGAATGACCCGGATAATAATTTAGACGCTGAAATAGATGTTAATGTGTTGGAAGAATCGATATTCGGTGAACTTTGCCTTCCGGTCTGGGTCAATCCGGCAAATGGGCATGTCAAAATTGGCTACATTGACCCGAAATTAATACTTAAAGTAGTTAAGGATTCTTCCAATCCTAAAATTACCAAATCTGTGATATGGAAAAAACCTTCGGGAAGTGTTGAAAGAGAGTTGGCGGTTATTAATATTGATAAAAACGCTAAGTCAAAATCGTATGCAAGATTGTCTGGAGAGTGTTTCTATTTTACTATTAATAAAGTAAGTTCAGCGTCGCGTGGGCGCTCAGATTTGCTTTGTTTGTCCGACTGGCTCGATTCGTATGACCAATTCCTTTTTGCTAGATTAGAACGTGCATTTTTGCTCAATACTTTTATTTGGGATATTAAATGTGAAGGAATGAATAAAGAAGAATTACAATCTTTTGTTTCTACTTTATCAGTTCCCAGAGCCGGTTCAATAAGAGCACATAATGAAAAGATTACTTGGGAAGCAGTATCTCCTAAATTAGAATCTAATGATGCTTCGGGTGAAGCTCGATTATTTAAAAATCAAATTTTAGGGGGTGCGGGTTATCCAGAACACTGGTTCGCTGAGGGAAGCACTACTACCCGTGCTACGGCCTTAGAGATGGGGCTTCCGACATTAAAAAAACTAAAAGCGCGCCAAAGAAAAACCAAATTTGAATTAATTCATATGATTAATTTTGTCATTGACCAAGCTGTGCTGGCTGGAAGATTAAAAAAAGATGTAAATAGAAAATTTAGGATAATACCTTCTCCTATTGTATCCCGTGATAATAAAGGAACAGCTGAGGCTATTAGCGGTCTTGTTACAGGACTAACACAAGCAAAAGCTAATAATTGGATAGATGATAAGAAAGCAAAAGTAATTCTTAATGCTATATTATCTCAAATTGGTGTTGATATGGAAATTGAAACTGAACCAAGTGCAAAAGATAATCAATATTTATAATAAAGGAGGCAACATGAAAAATAGCATAAAGTTTATTGAAGAATCAAATGAAAAGATGGTATTGCTTGATGAAGTTGACAATATCATTAAGTTATACGCATCAAAAGAAAAGGACTCCACAATAAAAGAACCATTAGAACAGATAAAAAGTTCTTTTAAGGAAACGATGTATAAAATAATACGTTCGGGGATTAAGAGTATTGATTTCGATAAGTTATCGAAAGAAGGAAAAGACTTAATGGTAGATTTTATATCTACTTTAGAATCTCAAGATAAAAAAATATTGATGGAACAATTAGATAATATCCTTAAAAATTACGCTGAAAAAAGAAGAGGCAATGAGGTTGAGGGAAATTTTGATAATTTAAAAAAAGAATTCCGTTTATGCGTATCTAAACTAATACAAAAAGGAATTACTAATTTTAACTTTGAAAGTTTTCCGCCTTTTGCTTCAGAATTGTTTGATAAATATACGGAATATGGGTATTCCGTTTCCCAAGCGGATAATTCTGTTAAGGAATTTAAATCACTGAAGGAATTAAAGGACAGCAAAATTGATGATAAAGATTATAAATTCCATATTGCTATGAAAGAAGCGGAAAAGAGAATAGGTAACTTTACTTGTTTTAAACAATGGTGGAAAGGCAGAGCGGCAGAGAGTAAGCCTATTGAAACTTTTGTGGTAACTACTGACTTGGGCATAGATTTATATCTTGACAAAAACACATTAAGTGAATCTATTCCGGCAACTTTTTACATCAAACCATCTAAAGATATTGCTATAAGTTTAACAGAGGGCATACATTATATTAAACCTGGAAGTGAGTTGAATATTACTTCCATGCCTTCTTGGATCAAAAAAATATCGGAAGGGAAAATAGCTATAACAGAGAGCACGGAATTAGAGAAAATTATAGAGTTCTCAGGCGATGAATTAAATGGGATATTTATTTGTAAAAGAGAAACAGAGAGCAGTGATTTTTGGGCTATAAATAAAAAAACTTGACAAATAGGTTAAAAAAATGTTATATATTGTATAGATAAAGTTATTAACAGGTTATTAACAGCTTATCCACAGGAGAAATATGCCCCTGCCATCTGAACATGCTGCTAGAATAGCGCAACCTTTACCAAGTAATTTAGCAATATATGCTCGGAAATCCATTGCCCCCGGTGTTTCTATCATACTCCAAAAGAGCAAAGGCGCTACTGCTGATGCTCCGATGTCAGCGCAGTCCTACCGATTTAATAAGAATCAATTTACCGCAGAAGAAGCTAAAGCGTGGCTTAAAAAGCATGGCTTAAAGTTCATAAGTTTTGAACCGGCGAGTGAACCAGTGGCTCAAGAGGAACGTAAAAACCTTATTAATCGTATTACTAAGGAATTATCTAACTCCATTATATGAGATTTATCCAATCTGAAATTGCATCATTTTTAGAGAGTAGTCCTGATGGTGGTATTTGGAAAGTAATCATCATTGAAGAAGGACTATCTAAAAACGGTAAATACTACACAAAAGAAGCCCTCCAGAGATCAATTCCGCTATTCGAAAAATCAAAAGTTTGTTTCTATGAATGGAAAGATAAGCATTTTGACCATGTTCCTT